TATGTCTCTTTTTACTTACACTAATCCAGTGTTTACCTTCAAATATAGTATAATCATCTTTTGAGAAACCCTTAAAGATTATATGGCTATCACTATCATCGCTAACCAAGACATCACCATTCTTCCAATCGAATTTGCGCCAGTCACGCATTTCTTTTGAAGGAAGAAGAATCTGTAAACCATCAGGACATCCTCTTACTGTACCAAATTCGGAATAACCACGATGGCAAGTAGTATTATTATCGGTCTCATTTGTACACCAAACTACTGTTTCTGTATCTGTAGTGCTGATTGAATCTAACTCTACATCTACATTATACAGCAAATCATACAACTTAGTTCCTTGTGGTTTATCTTTAAGAATTTCCGCTATGTTAAGTTCTTTTTCCATAATCGTATTGTTTAGTTGTCGTAAATTGCGTCCAAGATTTCTCGGAAGTTAGGGTTGTCAATGACAGCCTGAGCATCTTTTTCGCATTTGAAATATACCGTATTGATATCAAAAAAAGTTTTATAATCTGTTGTATAGCATTGAGAACGATTACAATATAGAATATGATATTTATTTTCTACACTACTCCAATTAGGCTTCCAATCTCCATTGTAAAACTTAGCTATACACATAAGTCGATTAATAGCATAAAGTCTATTTACGTTTTCGTCAGCAACGTCTATACCTGTCATGTTTTCGTTGAGTTTTAAAGAAGCCTTTATATCTTCATAGGTCAATTCTTTCTTCTTGAACTTGATAACTCCAGATTTAAAGTCACTACTCTCTACATCTATCTCCATCCCATCAGGGATATTGATAGTAAGTTTGTTGTCTTTGATTTCCATATCTTTTTTGATTTCTTCAAATTTAACATTAATGCCATCATTCCTCAAAAAGTCCATACAATTACCAATAATAGACTTTAAAGAAGAACAATTAATATATCTAAATGCGCAATTTCTACAATCGTCAAATTCTGCTACCTTATAAATCTTACCTTGGTACTCAAAGGTTTCTCCAATCTTTCTCTCCATAAGCTCGATAATTTATAGATGATAACGACTACTCGACACCCTTGCTCCCCAATCAAAACAACCTGTTGCGTCGGGTTTTAAGAAACGTAGCTCCAACTTCTTTAATGCGGCTCTATGCTTTCTTCTCAAGGTTGACGCAGTGTAACTTCTGAGCTAACTTAATTTGCTCGACAATACCCTTTCGGGCTACTCGATATTGCTTTTCTGACATCATTTTTTTGTATCTCCTATGTTTTAATTGTTAAACAAAAATCTTAGTTTTTTATAATCTAATTATATACCATACCAGCGAAGCGAGCCGAAGGCGTGCCAGCCTTAACCTCATAAGTGTTGGCATACACTCTACAGACAACCCCTCCATTGGTATAAGTATAGTTATTGAGTATCATATCCTTTATATAGTCAATAGAGGATAAAAAACGTTTTTCTATGTTTCTGTATTTGCATAAAATCTCGTTTTTAACCGCAAATTTTACTATATCAAAGGCTTTCTGTACGCTCACGCTTAATTTCTTAGCTATATACTTATATGATATACCATTCTCTCTGAACTTATCGCCATAGCCAAAACGATTGCAAGCTTTCTTGGCCGCCTTTAACTCTTTCAAGCCGTTAGGGTACTTAGACTGCTGAATCATTTGCTTAGCGTAGTTCTTTCGATTCTGTACATCAATGATAAGCATAGTAGACAAGGTATCTTCTATGAATTTCACTTTTTGAGCATAGGCATTCTTTTTAGAATCATTCCTTGAAACAAACTCGATATTAGGAACGAGGACGTTCCTATGAGAGGTATGACTTTTTAAAGACTTGAAGACAAGACAACGACTATTCTTGCCAGTGAACTCAATCAATCCCAAAGCTTTCAGGGTATCAATGCGCTTGTGAACAGCACAGGCACTTACTCCCGTGATTTCGTGGAGCTTATTGATGCTCCATCTTTGCACGGCAGAAGATTTGACCCTTGTCTTTATGAAAAGGGAGAATGCGATTGCTTTCCTTATTTCGGGATTACAATACATATCGTTCAATATCTTTCTGCGTATCTCCATGATGCTTTAAAAAATCAAGAGCAGCAAAGAAATGGGGATTCTCTGCTGCTCCGTATTTAGTAGGTTTTACAACCTCACGTAAATCCAAAATCATACACTTGATAAGCTCCCCATAAGCTCATTAAGCATTAGTGTTATATCTTAAACACACCGCAAAATTAATAATAAAAGTTGAAATCTGCAAGTTTATTATTAATTTTTTTTAATTTATTAATAGTTAATAATGACTTATTAAAGGTTTTTATTACTTTTGCAACATAAAACCTATTAGTTACGCAAATTTTAAATATAAAGAGATATGGTATATAATCAAATCCAACAATACGAGATATTAGACCAAATTATGAAAGCGGTATGCAAAGGAGGCGATGTAACATTTATGCAATTATGTTCGACTTCTAAAAGTGTAAAACTAAACACATTAAGAGGTCTGTACTGCCTTATCAGCAGGGATTATTGTATTCATCCAGACCGTGCGGCTCGCTTACTCTGTCGCACAAGGGCAAATATTATCAATCAGGCAAGGAAATATCTACAATATATACAAGCAAAAGATAAGTATACAGTAACTATATATAATCAAATTATTAACATATTAAACAATGCAAGAAAATGAAAAGAAATGATTATGAAATGATTCTTCCCGACCAACTTTTCCCAACAGATAATGATTTGGAGATTCCAACCCTCGACATTGATATGCAAGCCAAGGAGTGTCAAACTCCTTTCCTTTGTTTTGGCGAGCAGAGAAGAACCTTTAATCTTAATGGAGCTGGCTCTTTACATTTTTATACCGATGACTATCGATTCTCGACTATTTACGAGCACCCTGAAAAGATATTGCAGCATCATCCTGCCGTTATCGTTGAACCGAATTTTTCGCTCTATAACGAGATGCCAGTATCGTTCGGCTTACAGGCTATCTACAAGAAACGTTGGATTGCCCGTTGTATGCAAGGCAAAGGTATCGGTGTATTCGTAGACCTCAACGTTGCGCAGAAATTCTACCAGCTCAATATGATAGGCGTACCTCGTGGATGGCGTGCTTTCGCTACTCGTGGATATTCAGATAGGCTGAATAATCTTGCCTTCGAGTATTCTATCGCAAAGGATTGGGCGAATGGGAAAGAACCACTTTTTGTTATATACGGAGGTGGCGATACATGTCGGCGGTTCGCCCAAGAGAATAATTGTATCTATATTAATCCCGTTGTTACAACAAAGAAAAAACTTGCAGCCTTACAAAAGATACATGAAGGCATCGCATTCTTGGGTGAAGAGTTTTCTGTAAAGAAACAACTTGATAAGATAACACCTTTTACACATCAGTTAGAGGATTTCCGTTCTGAAAACTCTAAACAAATACAGAGTAAGTAGAGTTGTTTATGCGAGATATGGTATTTATTTGCTGTATCTCGCTTTCTTTTGTACCTTTGCATCAGGTTTTAAATGTGTTGTAATAATATTTGTATTAGTTAAGATTTGGTTATCTAAAATAATAGTTTACTATTTTATCTACAAGCAGCCGCCTGTGATAGGTAGCTGCTTTTCTTATATGTATAAACAGCATAGTGTCTAAAAATAATCACAAGAAGCTATTAGCTTAAATTAATTTGTTTATACAGAAGCTATTATTCGCTATTAAAACATTAATAATCTCCGTAACTTTGCAATAATAATTATTAAATGGTAAAGTTATGGCAAGATTAAAGAAAATATCACAGAACCCAGCCATCGCAAAGGATGAGCTTCTTGTAAAATTGGGGTTCCGTGAAATGATAGACATTACAAAGCTTGAATATAACGAAGGGCAGATTGATAGCGTTCCAAAGAACCCTCGCTACTTGAAGGAGAGCGAGCACGACAAGCTCGTCAAGTCACTCGCCGATAGCCCAGAGCTCTTAGAGTACAAGCCTTTGATGGTTTACGCCTTGGAGGATGGTACATACGTCACCATCTGCGGTAATATGCGCCTCAGAGTGGCTAACGAGTTACGCATCGGTGGAAATACGAACTTCGATAAGCTGCCTTGCTTCATCTTGAAGGCTGATACCCCGATTCAGAAAATCAAAGAGTATGCTATCAAGGATAACGTGCAAGCTGGTAATTGGGATTGGGACGAGCTTGCTAATGGTGAGTGGGAAACCGATGATTTGCAGGATTGGGGCGTTGATTGTTCTTTCCTAACCGATACGGAGCCTGTCGAAGAAATGCCAGAGCGCAAAGAAACGGAAGACGACACATACGATGAAGACGAGCATGAGATAGAAGCGAAATGTAAGCTCGGAGATATTTGGCAACTTGGCAGACATAGACTTATGTGTGGGGACTCTACTGACGCATCGCAAGTCGCTAAACTACTCGGTGGTGCAAACATCCAACTCTATTTGACTGACCCACCATATAATGTGGCTTACGGTTATGATGGCGCAGCAACAGAAGGACATCGCAAGGATGGGCTGGTCGTCTTAAATGACAAGATGGACAACGATAAATTTGAGGAATTCTTGACAAACGCATTTAACGCTGCCAATGCTAATATGGAAAAAGGTGCTTCGTTCTATATATTCCACAGCGATGGCTACTCATATTGGTTTAGGAAAGCCCTTATCAATACTGTAGACCTGGAGCTGCGAGAGAATTTGATATGGGTAAAGAACTCCATGGTATTAGGAAGGCAAGACTATCAATGGCGACATGAACCTTGTTTGTATGGATGGAAGAAGGGAGCAAGGCACAATTGGTTTAGCGACAGAAAGCAGACGACCGTTATGGAATTTGACCGACCGACAAAGAGTGTTGAACATCCGACCATGAAGCCTATTCCACTTTTCGCATATCTTATTCAGAACTCATCGCAGGAAGGCTGGAATGTCTACGACAGCTTCGGTGGTAGCGGAACGACTATAATGGCGTGCGAACAACTCGACAGAAACGGTTTTTCAATGGAGCTTGACCCTCATTATTGTGATGTGATAATCAACCGTTGGGAAACCTACACAGGCAAAAAGGCTGAAAAAATCAAAGTTTAACTACATAAATTAAAATTAGAAATGATAGAAAAAGTAAACCCACAGCATCCCGACAAAGTCGCAGACCGCATTGCTGGTGCTATCGTTGACCTTGCTTATAGAAAGCAAGAGAACCCGAAAATAGCCGTAGAAGTTCTTATCGGACACGGCGTAGCTAACGTCATTATTGAAAGTAGCGTAAAGTTGACAGAGGGCGAAGTTACGGCAATCGTAGAGCGCATTACGGGACGTGATGATATTTATGTTGCTTTGATAAGAAAGGAGCAAGATAAATATCTTGCAAAGAATCAGCAGGGCAATATTCGCTGCGGCGATAACGGAATCTTCAAGGGTGTTCCTTTGACAGATGAAGAGAGAAAGCTTTCAAAGATAGCACACGATATCTACGCAAAGTATCCTACTGACGGAAAGTACATCCTTGCAAACGAGAAGCTTATTATATGCCAGAGCTGCGCAAGTAAGGATGAGCTACAGAATGAATACCAGACAGCCATCATCAACCCTATTGGTGATTGGAGCGGAGGAACTGACGTTGATGCAGGTGCTACAAACCGCAAGCTCGGCTCTGATATGGCTCAGTCTGTAACTGGTGGCGGATTACACGGAAAGGACTTATCGAAAGCTGACGTTTCAGTTAATATCTACGCTTTCTTGAAAGCACAAGCAACAGGAAAACCAGTTGAGCTGTTCTGTGCAATCGGTGATGAGGACATTGACTGCAAACCATACGCTGAAATTGTTGAGATTGCAAGAAGCTATATTAAAGAGCTTGGTGGTTTTGAAAAATTTGCCGAGTGGGGATTGTTCTAAACAACGCACATTTTATGGCTCAGAAACAGCACGGAACAACAAAGAATGTAACCCCAAACACAAAGGCTATAAAGGCTTCGAGTGCTAAATACATAAAAGCACTTGAAAGCGGCTTATACGACAAGGAACTATCATACTTTGACAAGAACACGGGAGGTTACCTCTTGTATTCTAAAAATAGAAAGATGGATAATATGGAGTATAATGCTGCAACCTTTATGGCTGTCAAGGGGAAGCAGATAACAATGACACCCGAAGGAGTGAAAGGTTACGAGCTTATTGTTGCTAACGGTAAGCCAAAGTATGGTGACGGAAGGATTGGTATTACTTCATACGAGCAGCGTTCGCCAAAGGCTGCAAATGAAGCTACGGCAAGAAAGACTGTTGAAAACGCAATAAATCATGCGAGAAAAAAGGGTGCTACCATTGCTGTACTATTTGATTACAGCCGTTCGTTCAAGGTGCAAGACATCAAACACGGAGCAGAACACTATGAGAGAAATCACACTGAAACAAAGTATCAGTCCGTGAAATCCTTTATTGTGGTTAGCGGAAGTGGAAACATTCACGAATGGGATTTGTATAAGAAATAAAATTGCGGATTGAAGAACGCCCTTCTCCGCAAAAAGCTCATAGCACAGTTAGGACGAGGACGTTTCGCTACCCTAACCCACTGAACTTGGGCACAAAGTTAATAATAATTCTTGTAATAACAAAATTTATGGAGAAGAAAAAAAATAAGGAAACCCAAAAATAAAGCGAAATTAAGTATGAAGGTTAAGTCAGTCAAAACACGAATCTTGGAGGAAGTTGGATTTCTGCTTCCTACCAAGAAACTTCTTTCCTCTAAGGAAAAGGTTGAAATCATGGAGCAGTTCTTGATGATGCCAGCGAGCCAGATAGTGACTTTACAACAAGATGGACGTAAGTCATCTTTTGTACATCAGATAGCAAAGTTGCTCTATAACAATAATCTTGGAGAGTACTTTAATGTACTGAAAATGTGCCGAGATATGGCAGCAGAGGAAGAAGAAAATAAAGGTGCTTTTCTTAAATAAAAGCTATTGTTGGGAATAAATTAGGAATAAAAGCTATTAATATGCCATTATCAAGAGATGAAAGCAAGCGTAAAAAACAGCTTGCAAACCTTGAAAAAGGTAAGTTTAAAAAAGGTGAAGTTGGCAACCCAAAGGGCAGACCACCCAAGCCTAAGACGATGTCGTTATTCATCGAGGAAATGAAGGAGAAGGGCTACGAAGCTCCTTCCTCTCAGATTATCGCAGAGTCATTTCTGTATATTGCTGCGCTGCCTGAAGATGAATTAAAGGCGGTGTTGGCCGATAGGTCACGCCCGATGATGCAACGCATTATTGCAAAGGGAATACTTGATAAGAAAGGGCTTGATGTACTCGAAAGGGTTATTGATAGAGCCTACGGAAAGATTCAGCGCATTGACCTTACAAGCAAGGGCGAGCAGATTAAACAAGACCCATTGCAAGTACACGTTGTTACCAATAATGAAGAGTATCAGAAGATTCTCGCTGAGATTCAGAAAGAGAAGGAAAAGAAGGATGCCGAGCCAGACAGGACAGCAGAATGATAAAAGAAGCAGATAAAGGATAATATAGATATGCCGCACGTATATTTAGCCAAGAACTACATGAGGGTGAAAGCAGCGAAGGAGGCAGGATTCGCAACTTGCTCTCTTCAAGGCTCAAGCCGTAGTGCCAAGACGTATAGCGTTGTGCAGTTCCTTTGTATGCTTTGCTTCAACAATGCTGGAACGACCGTTTCCATCATTCGTGCTGGTATGCCTTCCATCAAACGAACTGTCTATCGTGACTTCAAGGATATAATGCTCAACTTTGGTTGGTGGGATGATAAGTGCATGAATAAATCGGAGTTCGTTTATACTTTCCCTAACGGCTCTTGGATTGAGTTCTTCTCCACAGATAACGAACAGAAGGTGCGTGGTTCTAAGCGTAAGATACTTTTTGTAAATGAGGCGAATGAGCTTTCTTTCATCGAATGGCAGCAGCTACAGATGCGTACCACGGAGTTCTCTATCCTTGATTATAACCCTTCCTTCTCAGAAGACCACTGGATAAATCAGGTGAATGAGGAGAAAAGCACTTATTGGTTCATATCCACATACAAGGATAACCCATTTCTCGAACCAAGGGTTATTGCTGAGATTGAGAGCCTAAAATGGAAGAATCCGAGCCTTTGGCGTATCTATGGCTTGGGATTGCGCTCTATGGTTGAGGGCTTGATTTTTAAGAACGTGGTCATTGACGACTATATACCAGTAGAAGCGTACAGGCATCATTATCGTGGAATGGATTTCGGTTATGCTTCAGACCCAACCGCTATTATTGATGTATTTATATGGGGTAAGAATATATATATTGATGAGGTATGTTATCAGACCAAAATGCTTTCCTCTGATATTATTCGAGTATTGAAGGAGGATAAAAATAATACAGAGGTTATATCTGAGTGTGCTGACCCTCGATTGATAGACGAAATCTATAACGCTGGTATTGATATAAAGCCTGTTAAGAAATTCCATGGTTCTATTCAGGCTGGTATAATGAAGATGCTTGAATATACAATCCATATAACCAAACGCTCTACAAATATAAGGAGAGAGTTTAATAACTATACTTGGCGACAGGACAAAGAAGGAAAGTGGTTAAACGAGCCTATTGATATGTATAATCATGGAATAGACGGATGCCGATATGTTGTCATGGAGAAGTTATTGGGCGATTATGGCAGCGGTATGCAAGCCGCCGATATTCTCGGTCTAATTGGTTAAAATCGAAATACTTATGAAGCGAATGTACGACAAACAACCAAGGGAGCATCACCGCAAACGTTCCCACTATAATAGCAGAGGGGTAGCCAAATTATCCTTTGGTAATGAGAAAGCAGCCGCAAGATACATAAAGAAAAAGCGGTTACTTGGTTACTCCGCATATCTTTGTAGTGAGTGCAATCATTGGCACATAGGAAGGAGTAAAACGAAATAAAACAGAGAAGAAATTTTCTTCCCTGCCCTATTTTTATGATAGTTCTACATTCTTTACTAACCAATCGCCAACCGTAAGATGTTCGGCTTCTGCTTTGTGCTTCAATAAGAAAAGATAGTCTTTATTATTTTAAGGTCTAACTAATTGTTTACACGGAAAGTCTTAAAACTTTTAATACAAAATGCTTATTTGATAACTTTGCCTTTGTTATAACAAAATATTCATATATGAAGGCGATACAAGAAATATTATCAATGCCAGAAGCAAGTGATGTGCATAAATACCTCACGGCAAGAAAACAAGGCTTCAGAACTCCATTGGCAGTCCTTGAAGAGCAATGGAACCCAGCGAGTCATCGAATAATGGATAAGAAATTTCGTAAGAATAAGATTATCAATGTTCCTACAGGGAAAGTGAATCCTATTACAGGAAAGGCTGAGTACAAGAAAAAAGAGGTCGAAGTCGTTCGTATTGCTATTCCAATGCAGAAGTCTCTTGTCAATCTTACGGTAGGTTTCCTGCTTATGAATGCCGTTACCTATAAGGCTACGGCTCATGGTGCTGATATTAAGAGGATGAACGACAAACAACAGAAGCTCTATGATGGCATTATGCACTGCTTCCACGATAATAAAATGAAGTACTTCGACAAGAAACTTGCACGCACAATCTTCAAGGAGTGCGAAGCTGCCGAATTATGGTATCAGCCTACCGATGCCGAAGGAAAACTTCGTGGCGATATTCGGGTACAACTGCTCAGTCCTTCGAGAGGCGACAAACTCTATCCACATTTTAACGATTATCATATTATGGATGGTTTTGCTCGTGAGTACTACGTATTTGATGAACTTGGCAATTCTGAGTTGCATTTCGATGTATATGATGATAGGTTCTGCTATCAGTATATCAATGACAAAAAGGAAGAGTGGAGAATGGTAAGTGCCCTTCCACATGGCTTCACAAAGATACCTGTCGTATATTACAGACAAGACCAAGCAGAATGGGAGGATGTTCAATGGGCGATAGAGAGAGTAGAAACATGTATATCTAACTGGGGAGATACTAACGACTATTTCGGCACGCCAAAGTACTTTGTTAAAGGACGTTTGGAAGGTTTTGCTGAGAAGGGTGAGCAGGGTTCTGTTTTCGTTGGTGGTGATAGTTCTCAGATGAGTGTGCTTTCATGGGATTCTTCGCCCGAAAGTGTAAAGGGAGAAATCGCATATCTCTTTAATATTATCTATTCTTTCACATCTGTCGCAGATATAAGCTTTGAGAATATGAAGACCCTTGGCAACAACACCTCGGGTGCGGCCATCCGTCTTATGTTTACCGCTCCTTACATGAAGGCAGACCTAAAAACGGAGATGTTTGGAGAGATGTTCACTCGCCGCTGTAATATTGTAGCTAACGGAATCTGTAACACTGGAGCTTATGTTAAGGGTATCGACCAAAGTGTTTCTGAGCAGATTGACTTTGAGCCAGTCTTTAAGCCATATCTGCCAAAAAATGATGTGGAATTATTGCAACTTATCACTTCATCCAATGGTGGTGCGAAATCTACCTCTAATCGACGTGCCATCGAGCTTAACCCTCTTAATGATGACCCAGACAAGGTTGAGGAAGAAATGAAGAGCGAACAGGAAGAAGCGTTGTCGCAGCAAGCAGCCCTTTCGGGACTTGGTAGTGCCGCAAGTGGAGAACAATCGGTTTCCAATGAAGAAGAGGAGGAGGAATAACTATGGCAAAAGCAAGCGGAGGAACTAAGAAAAGCCATCCAAAGAAGACTATATCATCAGAGAAAATATCTGCCGTCAAAGATTATATGAACACAGTTGATGATAATGGAGCATATACGGATTCCGATAAGGCGAAAGCCGTTTACGCAGGGCGTGAGGACTTAAAAAACCTCTACCCTGATGAGCCTTTTATCACTATCACGGGCTTGCGAGTAGATGATAACGGCAATTTGCATACAAATATCGGAATCAATGGCAAGAAGGTAGCTGGTATGCCAAGAACCTTTGGACAGGTGCGCTTTGATACATCAGATAATAAGTTCCATATCAATTACGAGGGTTATTCGTGGAAAACGGCAACCCTTAATAATATGAGAGAACAATATAAGTATATCAAAGATAGACAGAACTTTCATAAATACGATGATAAGATGGAACATCTGATTGATAAGTACAATAATGCACCAACAAAGGAGCAGTTGGCTTTTATGAGTATCGAACAGAGATATAGAAACAAAAAATAATGTCAAAGAAGCTCACATCAAAACAGCAGAAAGAACAACTGAATAATCTGTTCGCCGTTTATAACAAGCGGTTGGGCAGATTATACAGCGATTATGTCAAGAAGCTCACCTCTCTTGGCTATGGAGAAGATGTGCTCGAAGATGATGCGCTTTTTAACTTCGATAACTTTCCGCAGTTAAAGGCTCGCCTGGATGACATCTTTAATGATTACTATCAGAATAGCCTTCTTTGCTACAAGAGCGGCATTACCGATGGCGTTGCGTTGGCGTATAACCACGATGAAATGGTTATAGGCGGTTATTCCGTACTTACTGATAAAGCTATAAGGGTTGCACGAGATACAGCCGCAGCCACGTTTATTTCTAATCGCTTGAAAGCAAAGAACGGATTGAATCTTGCTCAGATTGTTTGGAACTACTGCCAACAGACGAAGAGTGAGTTTGAAATGGCTATGAGCAACACCATTGCGGACGGAATCGGAAAAGGCTCATCAGCAGAGGAAATAGGCAGGAGAATACGCAGATACCTCAATGACCCAGATATGATGTATCGCCGTTATCATACCATCAAAGTTCAGAAGAACGGAAAGAAGAAAGATGTGGTGACTTGGCGCAGACGTAGAATCATTGACGGCAAGGTGCGCTTCATTGAAGAGCCATTGGAGAAGGTAGGTATGGGTGTTTACCGCTCGGCAAGAAAGAATGCTCTCAGAGTAGCAAGAACGGAGATAAATGCCGCATATCACAAAGCAAGAAATGAACGATGGCAGAACGAGCCATTCGTTATCGGTCAGTATATTCACGTATCACCACAGCACAATATTGATGATATATGCAACGACCTCGAGGGTCGCTATCCGAAAGATTTTGATTGGCGAAGTTGGCATTCGAATTGTATCTGTACCTCAGACCCTATAACCATACAAGGCGAGGAGAAGAAGGAGTTTTATAAACGCCTGATGGCTGGGGAGGATATGAGCAACTACGTATCCCCTTTTGCCGTACTCACCATGCCCGAAAAGTACAATCAGTACATCAGGGATAACTCCGAAGCTATTGTAAAGGCAGGAATGAGGGGTAAATTGGCTTGGCACTTGCAAGACAACACAAAGTATTGGGCGCATCTTTTAAGCCCGTCAGACCGCAAGAAATTGGGGTTAAAGGCGGTTTCTTCTAAGGAGCTTATAACTTCGAAGGCAAAGGAACGCCACGCCCTTAGAACTAAGGAGCAGATAGATAAAATATAGAGCCGATGGGATAAGCATAGACGTGACTATTACAATGGCTTGGTTCATAATCTGCTCGGTAGTAAATCTGTTACGGATATAAAGAGCCAAGACCTCTTTGAACGTTACTATGCTATCCGTTATGCAATCAAGGACAAAAAGAGTGCTTCTGAGATAGCTTCCTTGTTTGACAGATTTAAACGAGGTTATCAAACTAAACTTAAATGGACTGACCGCAAAGTTGCTATGAATGTTATAAAGGTGGCTGCTAATTACGGAGAAACCGATGTTTCTTCCGTTCTAAGCGCATTAAAGTCTGCTAACTATACATTGGCAAGAAAGGAGGCTAAAACGCTCGCAAACGCCATTTCTGCCATCAAAAAGGATGAACTATCACTTTCTGCTCTCATCCCTGATGTCAATAAGTGGCATAAGCAGTTTACGTCAAAGGAATTGCACGGAGTATATGATGCTGTAGAAGCGAAGTTGGCTCAATGGCAAAGCTTTACGCTTGAAAAGCAAGCAAGCAAATTGCAATTTGAGGCAATTGATTTCCTTGGTGGAAATATGCACGGGGTTCAGCAGAAGTATGCCACTTGGAAGGTATCACAAGCAGCATATCTCAAAAAGCTTGATGAGGTAAATACGGCGATTGATTGGATAAATATCAATAAAGCTTATGCTGACGTAAAAGGCTATAGTACCCAGAGTAAAGTCTATCATAAGATACTCTTTGACCTCAAAAATGCTATGGTCGCACAAGATAAAGACTTAGCAAAGCAGCTTATCCAAGAAGCGCAAGATAAGAAAAATTCGCTCATTCAGTTAAAAGCTAAGAGAGCAATAAATAAAAGCGGAAATGGCTCAATCCCATTCGATGCTGATGCTTATTCGCAAGCAAGAAAAGATGCGGCAGTATGGGCGAAAAATACAAAAGATGCCGATGATATTCTTAGAGCAAAATGTGGCGAGGTGTGGCGCAATGCTACCGATGAGGAAAAAAATGCTATCTTTGGATATACGAATTCGTATCATAATATCAATGAACCTTTGCGTGGTCTTACCTACTATGGTTCAGCAGCAGATACACAACTTGGCTTAGATAGAATCCCATTAATGGAAAGCATCATCAATAAATCATACTACGATAAGGATATTTGGTTACAACGAGGTGGAGGTATGATTGAGCTTAAAAAATACGGATTATCCAATTATGCTTACGCTACAGATGCAGAAATCAAGGCTCTTGTTGGCAAAGAAGGTACGGAAGGAGCTTTTACTTCTGCTGGTGTGGCAAAAAGAAAAGGTTTTGGAGGAAATGTTATTACAAATATCTACGCACCTAAAGGCACAAAGATGATGTATGCTGAGCCGTATTCGAGCTTCGGAAATGGTTCGGGTCGCTCTTGGGATGGAATCGCCAAACAATCTACTTTCGGAAGCGAGAGTGAAATCATCCTACAGCGTGGAACTACATTCAGAGTTACCAAGGTAGAAAAAAGCGGTAATACATGGTATATAGATGTTGAAGTAATAAATCAGAATGTACTTCCATTTCCATATATCGGTGGTTATCCATACAAATAAAGAAAAGCCCACGTTATTATTCACGAGGGCTTTTCTTGTAATACGTCTTATTATAAAAATCCTTGAAACCCTCAACGCCTTCCTTCATTGGAAGTTTGTTAAGATATAGATAGCGATTGAATAAAAGGGCTTTCAATGTAGCAGGGGTATCATCTGTATCATTGAAAGTTCTTAACCCTACCGCAATATACTCATTCAGCATTCTATTAAGGAACATTTTCTGTTGTCCTTTATAAACCTTCAATGTAAATTCTACCCATTTATTTTCCCATTCCCAAAAAAGTGCTTTAATGCAATAATCTTTCCAAGGGTTTTCTGCTTCACCTTTGAAGTATCGGCAGAACTTGATTAAATCTTCCTTACTCACCATATCTATCAATAAATTTAGTTACTACATTCTTCATATCCAAAGGGAGATAGTTCAATGCTTTTTCCTTCATTTCTTGTGGAATACCAAAGAGTGGCTGAGCGATTGAACCAACGATTGCTCCCATCGTATCGCTATCACCACCGTAGGATATTGCATTTCTGATTGCATCCTCGAAGCTATCACTATCAAGGACTATTCTAAAGGCAAGAGGAACGCACTCTTGGCAAGTTTCTGCCCATCTACCTCTTGGTACAAGATTCTTATTCCAATCAGAGCCGTAATATATTATCGCTGCTGTATCAATAAAACTTTTGCTTTTATATTTTTTCAAATCACAGATGCAATCTGCTACCGCAGCAGCACCAATTAGTCCTTCAATGTGACTATGTGATACCTTTGCACTCATCATTGCTTGACGAATGGCATCATTGCCCTTATTAAATGCCCAACCCACAGGACTAACTCTCATAGCTGCTCCATTTCCAAAACTATCATAAGGCTGTGGATTAGAGCTACGAACCCATTTTGCGAAGCTTGCGCCATACCCACCCATTGGGTTTAGATACTTCTGACACCAGTATTGAAGCGAGATACTATAATCTTCGACATTCGGCTTTTCATTACCGCCTTTTCTAAGAATCGCATCGGCTACGGCTATTGTACAGATAGTGTCATCTGTAAAATTACAACCTTCGTCAAATAGTTTAAAGTTATAATCAAATGTGTTATTAAACTCAAACTTTGAGCCTATAATATCACCAATAATTGCTCCTATCATAACTGTATCTCCTATTTTAATGTTAATTATTCGCAAATTTACGAAGAAATATTCAGATAACCAAATATTTTTTATTACTTTTGCATTAATTGTTGTATCGAGTATGTATCTCCTATATGCTCACAACGTTAAACAAAACAACTGTTTACATTCAGCATCGCCCTTATCCGTATCTCCGAGGGCGGTGCTTTTTCTTTATAAGAACTCTTTTAAAGCAACGTGATAAACGTCATGCACCAAGCGAGTTACGTATAATACGTCAAATGCTCTCATATCCTATTCGGCTTTTTCAACTTTTGTAAGGTTTTCCAATCTACCCAGGAATGTGTGGTAATCATCCTCGCAGAGAACTACTTGACCGCCCGTTGAAGTGGTCTTGCAATTAAGCTTTATAGATGTTTCTATACCGCTATTTCGTGAAGGTTCAACGTAAGCGATATTATCTATATTAACAAGGGTACAACGCCCTTTATATTTTACCTCAATAAACTTTGCCATAATCTTAATTATTTATATCCGCATTTAATACCAGAGCAGCAGCCACCTAAATAGAAGTGGCAGAAGCCTAAGAAATAGTGCTTACAATGCTCATTTATCTTAATCTCTTCCTTTTTCATAATTGAATAAATGTAACAGTTTATTCTTCTTAAAATCATAAGAATAGCCCTTATCCTTCATTATCCCTAATAAGTAGTCTCTTTCTGTATCATTTGCTTTTCTTAGATACCATGTAGAGTACTTTACATTCGTAGAGGTATTGCCTGCCCCTATTCCTAATTTTTCGAATATGAAAGAATACTTAGCGTGAGCTTCTATCCAATCTTCGTTATGTACTTTATGTAGGATGAAGACACAATGTTCTCCTCTCCAATCATTCTCCAATATTAAAATATCGCCTTCTTTATACATATCTTATTCACATTCATCTAAATAATTATTGGTTTCAAGATAAGCCAGATAAGTACCACAACCTAATCTATATAATATTGAATTATAGCAAGTGTTATACTCGTTACAGCTATAACACTTGCTTAGAAATTCTTGCTTGCTCATATCCTTTAGTCTAATAAACAATTCTTTCTTATCTTCGCCTCAATTTCATCCATTGTATAGATTTTGTTGTCTGTAGAAATGACAAATGTACCATCTTCTTGTGGAAGAAATGAGTATAGGTAATTACAATAGTATATAACAGAAAGTTTTGGGTATCTATCATGATAAGTAAACTTTATCTGTAGAGTAATATTTCCATCTGTCTCTTTTATCAATGCTGTGAGTTTTTGCAAAAGCTCATAACATTTATTATAAGCTTTCTCGTAATCTTCAAACCGTTTCATTGTTGTATCTCCTATATTTATAGGGCAGGAAATCCTGCCCTATTTACTATTATTATTTCCCCTCAGCCCAATCAATAAATGCGTAATAATAGCCTGTCTTTATATAGAACATATCGCCAGAACCATCACCCCAAGCATCTGAGATATGACTAAAAAATTTGCCTTTGCCGTACTTATCGCAGAGTTTACTGTAAATTGAGCGAAACATTGCCGATATTTTTCTGCCGCTAAAATTTCCTGCTTTCTTTGCATCATTTGCGCAGAAGCCGTAGCAAGGATAATAGTCGAGTTCGTTATTTTCATTATAAAATCTACACTCGTCATCACCAAAACTTCCAAAGTTAATTGCATCCTTAAGAAGTTGTTTCTGCTCATCTGTAAGCTTAACTAAAAGCTTCTCTACATCTTTTGTTGTCATTGTTGTCATTGTTGTCATTGTTGTATCTCCTAAACTTTAATTGTTGTTATTAATTATTTATACCGCAAAATTAATATTTTATTTTCAGACAAACAAATTTTCTATTAGCTTTCTCTTAGTATTTAATATTCTTTTAGACTTGAATGGTGAATTAAAGATAATTTTATATAAAATATGATATATAATATGATATTAATCCATTTTTTGCTATCTTTGCATTCATAACCAAATCAGACGAGTTATGACACAGATTTATGACGCATCACCAAAGGAGTTGGCGGCAATGGCTCAATGCTATCTTAAAGAAGGAATACTTAGCAGGGCATCATATTGCTACGAGCGGATGATGTACCTCGGTCGCTTGCGCAGAACGGGCTATCTTCGCCTTGCCTTAGTATATACCAAACAAGGAAAAGATAACGCCGCAGAGCGTGTTTTAAATAGGTATTGTACAATTTATAAATATTAATATAGGAGATATTGAATATGAAGAAGCTTTTATTTATCGGAGCTATGTTATTCTTTACGATGCAAACATTCGCACAAGAGTGGTCGAGTACTTTACATAAGGCAGATGAACTAAGAGGAACGAAAGAGTATGTATCTTTTATGTATGAGGATAAAGAGAAGAATACGTTTATCTTCTGGTCTCATTATAAAAATGATTTTAGAATCATTTGCAATGAAGGTATCTTTGATTACGATAAGAATAACTCCTTTGTGGCTACATTTGGATATTATGATGAGAATGGGCAGCTCAAAAAGAAACAGAAAATAACTATGTTCTTGGAGAGTGGAAATCCTAAAACGGCATCACCTGGAATGTTTAAGAAAGGAGAGGTAGTTAAATACCTAAAAGAAGGTCATGGATATATAAGAATCCTTGCGAAACAATTTGAAAGAGTATCATTGTGGGAAATGAAAATTCCTTGTATGGATAAATAACAATGAAAGATATAGAGCAGATAAATACCCATCCGTTAAAGGAAATCTTTGAGGGTGAAGCATCAGGGTTCACACCTTGGCTTACAAAGAATATCGGCATACTATCAGAGAAGTTGGAAATCAATATCTCAGAAGCCGAGCGTGAGCATAAACTGGAGACGATGAAAGTTGATATTGTAGCCAAAGCTGGTGATGATGGAGAGAAAAGTATCATTATAGAAAATCAGTTTGGCGATAGCGATTCCGACCATTTGGGTAAGGTAATAACTTATGCTGCACATTATAACGCTGATTACGCTGTATGGATAGTTGAGAAAGCAAGAGCAGAGCATATCAGTGCTATTCAGATGCTGAATGATTCAACCATTCAATGTAACTTCTATCTGATAGAAGCAACTGCCGTGAGTGTTGGCAACTCAAAGGTAGGCATACTATTTGATATTGTATGCGCACCACCATACGAGAAGGGCGAAGCTTCGCCGAAATCAGACACAGAACAGCGATTGATGAAGTTTTGGACGGCATTCAATGAATACGCAAGCAAGAACGGAGCAGACTTTCAAAAGATGCCACAGAGCTACCATTGGATGAATATCTCAACGGGAACATCAAAGGTTCATTACGACCTGTTTGTACGCAAAGGTTCTGCTTCTGTCCGCTTGTTGCTTGATGGTTCTGATAAAGCTGAAAACAAAAAGCATTTTAAGCTGATCGAAAAGGATAAGGAAGCTATCAATGAAGTATTTGGAAAGCCTGCACTTCAATGGAACTTGGCAGAAGACTACAAAACGAGTGTGATAATGGCTACGAATTATGAATATGGTGGATATGAGCAAGATAAATGGGAACCCATATTCGCTTGGATATTAGAAACATATAATAAACTTCAAGGCATATTCAAGCCATATATCGAAAAAATAAAGAAAACGTAACGGGTAGAAAAGACAAGAAAAGGCAGAGCGCAAATAGTGCCCTGCCTTTCTTATAGTAGCCGTATCTCCTATAATTATTTGCACCTTGTTGTATTGCGTATCTCCTATTCACGCATAACTTTAAACCTCAATACCGACTACATTATTATAGACACCCTCTGGCAAGATACCATCAAAAGCTCTGATTGTGCTGCCAAGTCCATCGGCTATTGCTTCACCTTCCAACGAGTCATCAATACCCTCAGATACCAAGAACTTCATAGCCTTCTCCTGTACTGCCATAAGCTCTTTAAGTAGATTAATACACCGCTGAGTAGCACCATTATCAACTGTTTTCTCTATTATTATATTCTGATTATTCATTTCTAATTTCTCCTATTCAATTAAAAGTTAGACTGATTGTTTTTAGATTCAAGCGCAGCTCTCTTTTCGCCGTTGATTTCAGCGATAGCATCCTTTAGATTAAAATCATTGTTATAGAGAGCAAGAATAAAACGCTTGCCACGTTGATTCCACACAAGGTTTACTTTTGTTCCAGTAGAACCGTCACCCTTCATGTAGTTATAAGTTCGGGTGCTTGCGAGCTGCCATTCACGGAACTTGCCCTTCAAATGCCAAGAGCTTGATTGAAAGTATTGAATACCTGCGTTGGCAAGTTGTTGATTGAGTGCTCTTGCGCTGATACCGAGGTCATCAGCGACTTGTGTGGTGGTAAGGCAGTCTGTTGATGCAAGTGTATCATCGTAGTACTTTACCTTTGGTGCGGCAATAGTCAATTCTTTCTGCTGAATACCAATGGTCTGTGCCTGCTGTTCGGTCTGAGCTTCAAGCTCACGAACACGCTGCTCTTTACGTGATAATGCAGCCTTCGCAGCGATAAGACCACGAGCAATGATGTCTTCCTCGGTATCTTCATCGGTTGAAACGATATAGCCACCATCTTTGCGAAGAGCTGGAAGAACCTCATCAAAAACCCAATCTTGGAACTTGCGAGCGGAAGACTTACGAGATTGGAAAATTACACGATAAAGGTCTGGCTCGGTGATAAAATACATTTCAACTTCTTTTGAAATGCCAGTAGGAGCACCGTGAGATATTACCTCATTTGATACCCCGATAGTATCGGGGTGGCATCCTGTGCGCTTGATAACATCATTCACACGCAATTCAAGTGAATCACAAACATCCTTTAAACAGAACAAAGGCTCATCCTTCTCGTTCCGTGATGTTCTAAGTTCTCCAAACATAGGAGAATTAAAAATTTCTACGTTCTTCATTTCCGATATTTATTTTGAACGTTTAACAATGTGTGGTTGATACAAAATGAAGATGTATCGCTACCACCTTGTTCAATGCTTATATCGGAAAAGCACGCATACATCATTACAATGTAAGCAGGGGGCGATACATCTATATCTTTTTCGTAAAAGAATCGAGCATAAAAAATGCCCTCCCTATAAGATACGGAAGAGCTTCCAACTCATCCGATATAATTTTTGAACGTCGCAAAAATAAAAAGAAATCTGCGAACAACAAAATTTTTCTCCACTTATTTTCGGAAATAATAGCTTTTAATAAGTAACTAAAAGAGATAATAAAGAAACTAATTGTAACTAAACGAGATTAATAGGAAACACAAGAATGCTGATATTGTTTGTATCCTTTTACTTTCTCTTTTTCCTATTGTTGTAATTATTCAGTAAATTTGGGTTCTCCAAGAACTTGTTGATGAAATACATCTGTCCTTTTCCTGTTATCTTCGTAGTGAAAACTTGTATAAGCTCCCCATCTTTACCTTTCCGATAATCTGGTTTCACAACAAACAGCCCTTGTTCTGTGTATCGCTGTAGAGGCAAGTTCCACTTTTCCCCTGTCTTACATAAATAATTATTGTCTCGCATCCATCTAAAGAGGTTGTTTTGCCCTATCGCAACTCCATTTTGAGTAAGAATCTTCGCAAACTCACCAAGTAGGCAGCCTTGCTTTGCAATGGTCATAGCTTTTCCGAACACGGTATAAGGTTCGTCTTCCTTAGCCTTGCTTTCAAGCTGCCTGATACGTTCATCTCTCCGTTTGAGAGTTGCCTGCGCCACAACCAAAGCCCTTGCCATCAAGTCCTCCTCGGATTCGTCTTCCTTGATTGTCATATATCCACCATCTTGGCGAATACTTGGAAGGACTTCATCCGTCACCCAATCTTGAAACTTTTCTGCTTCTTGCTTGCGAGACTGGAAGATACATTTATATAGATTTGCCTCATCGACAAAAATCATCTGTTGTTTACCTCCCTCTGTAAGGGTATCGGTAATAGCTATACCCTTTGGGTTAAGCCTCGTTTTACAATCACCAACGTTCCGAATATCCAACGCTTTGCACACATCAGAAAGACAAAACATTGGTTTTTTATCTGTACCTTCAATTCGGATAGTTCCAAAAATTGGACTAATCTTTTTCAAATGTATATCGTTCATATTACTTTATTCTTTAGTTCACTAAAATTAAGTGATGTAATACATTATAAATTCTTTGCCTTTAAGCTGTTCGTGTCATTCTTCCTTTCTCGATATCCCTAACCATTGAAAGTTCCTTTGCCATATCAACGGAAAGGGCATATTCAATTTGCGGTCTTCCTCCATTTGAGTTTTTAAGATTTTCCTTAAAAACCTCATAATCCTGATTTTCAACAAAGCCATATTTAGTGATTCTTTCTTGAATCCAATTAGCAAACTGATATTTGCTCTCCAAGAACTGATGTAGTTCTCTTGCATTGACGGCACGTTTGCCGTTATGCTCAGTAATTTTGATTATTTCTTCCATATACTTTTTAATTTAATTTTTTCTTTTAGAAGGGAGCAGCAGCCGAGACCGCTACTCCCAAGAGATACAACATATATTACTTTGGTAAAATAAAAATCCGTCTATTCTTCAAGATACCTTAAAAGGCGCATACGCAAAAATCTCTTTTTCCCAAAATTGCATATCTCTAATACATTCTTCAACAGTAATTTGGGATAATTTCAATCCTCTATACTTAGCACGAATACGTGCATGGTGTATCAGCTTACGCATATCTTCTCTATCCATATCCTACGCTCCTTTCTTCCATTTAGACACACCCTCCTTTGGCTCGCAAGTGCCATCCTCATTCAGGGTGTACAAAGATTGATATTCTTTCGGCATATTATAGAAAGCCGACAAACGAGCCTCTTTCAGATTCTTTGGGTTATACAATCGCTTGGTTACCTCAGACCACAGAGCAAGTATCTTCTTATTATTGACAATATTGTCTGTGAACTTATCAGCATCACTTTGCATAATTGCATACAAAAGGTTGTCTACCATTGTAAAGGCAAGCCGAGAGCGGTATTTATCGAATACCTTTGACAGGTCAACATTATATCTTTTCTTTAACGAATCCATTACATTATTGTAAGTATCATCAACTTGCTGTACAAGGTTCTGCATCATTATTGCATAAGAAGCTATATACGGATTGCATTTAGAATGAAGGTTTCTGAGCTTATCCTCAATGAGCTTACGCATATGTTCAATCACATCAGATACCTTTCCGTATAGAATTGACGAATATTCATCATAATAATCGTCATCCATGTGCATCTTGTATATTTTCATTGTTTTTCTTATATCAGACTGACAATCAACGAAAAACTTTTTAATATTAAAGCGAAATATCTTTTTCCTAACGAATATATCTTTAGCAATGATAAGGAAATTATCCGCAAGGATATATTCCATATAGCAGCTTTGAACGAGCATCGAATAGGCATTATCAAGGGCTTCTTGCAACCGCTCTTCTGCCATATCATATGGAACATTAATTATTGATTTATAACCGCAGACCTCGACCTGTATTCGCCTTGGCGAAACTATCGAACTGTCGATTGCTCGATTGTTATTAGTTAACATATCTTTAATAATCATATTATCTTTCACGATGAAGAAAATGTATCAATACTATGCTTATAACGCATAGTGATGACATGAATAAAATAAAACTCATTCTAATCGCATATTCTGTGTTGACCACTGGTCGGATATATCCATCTGTTCTCTATACTCCTTCACTGCCTTCGTGAATTGCAAAGATTTATTCAGTTGCTTGACGTAGTCCGTTATGGTCTTTGTAAGAGATTCTTCGCTTGTCTTTATCCAACCGCCATCCTCACGAACAAAACATGCAACTCTAAAGATACTACCCTGCTGACCTGTATTATCATCAGTGTATGATACTTTACCGATTAAAAGGCGCATAGTCCTATCGTTACTTACAAGCTCATAACCCTCGTTTATGCGCAAAGCGTAGGGTGCTTCTCCGTGAGCTTCGATAATAAATTTCTTATCTTCCATAAACATAAGACTATATTTTAAAGCATATCATTTTCACTAAAACCATTGATAAAGATTTCCTTCTTATCATGGTCTATCTTCATATCCTGAGCGCAAGCCCAATTTAAGCAACGATTAAGCTCATCTTCGAAAGTTCCAATAAACCAACCTCCAGGGCAATAAATTTTTCGCTCACCCTCACGTTTAAGTTCTCTGCTACAAGCACCTTTCCAAGCAAAACCAGCCATCCATCTAACCTTATAATTGGGGTGATTGGCTACTTCTTGTCTTACCTTCTCATTGCTACACATACCAAATTTTACTACATTTTCCATTATATTGTATCTCCTATCTTTATGGGCAGCAATTGCGCTGCCCGATTGTTAAATTAAAAACTATCTTTCATAATCTTGGCCATACATTTCAATCCATCAAGGAATTGAACCGCTTCACAAGGCCTCGACATAATTCGGATTTCCTCTCCTACAAGGATGACCCATCCGTCTTTCTGTAATTCTGCGGTTACAATATGCTTTCCGTACAGCTTGTTAATATCCTCAACAAGCTTCTTAACTCAGTGACATGAAACTGCTAATGCCATAACTATATCTCCTATATTTAAACGTTTATTATTTCTTCTTCATACATTCCTTCACAGCGTATCGGCTTTTGAGAAGGCATTGTGTGGCATTCAAGCCTTTCAGAGGAATGAATACTTCCACAATAGCATTCCAACGTCCTCTGAACGTACCTGAACCCTTTACGTTAGCGATGAAAGAATCAACATTTGATTCGCTAACCAAAGCACCTGAGTACTTAGTGATAAACTCGCCTGTATATTTATTTATAATAGTAATCATAGAAAAGCATCCTTACATGTTAATCAATTTTAGAAACCAAATAATCAATCTCCTCCTCGCTGAGTGCAATCTCATTCTTGTACTTAATCTTAATGGTGTTATCCATTCCGATTTTCTTCATCGCAACATTGAGTGAATTGCCACCCTGTGCTTCTGTTATAAGCATCTCCTCAACGAAGTCAAGCATATCCTGGTCGTGGGCTTTCTGTTCCTCATGCAACTTCGTCTCAAGCACCTCTGCCTTCTTAACGAATGAGCAACCCATCTCGATAGCAAAATCATCTTTAATATTCTGTATCATCTGTTCTATGTCGCAGATGCTAAAGAACTGATTGAAGTATGTGTCACCGCAGCCCTTACCCATCAAGGCTACAAGATGTTTGATTTCTTCTTCCTTTGTCATCATTGTTGTATCTCCTTTATATTATTAATTAGTTTAGTTGTTCGATTCTGTTATAGTAACCTTTAACGGCATACTCTTTACGTTTCTTTTCAACATCTGAATAGTCTGGGCTAACGGCAACCGTTTGCCATTTACCACCTTCGTAAATCTGAGCAACGTAATCAAAAACGTTAGCTTCTACTACCTTTCCGTTAATCATTGTAACTTTCATTGTTGTATCTCCTTTTTTTATTGTTAATTATTAATTTCTATACCGCAAAATTAATATTTAATTTTCAGACAAACAAATTTACTATTAGCTTTCTATTAGTTTTTAATATTATTTTAGACTTAAATATTGTTCTTTAATTAATTACACGGAAAATTTAGCTTTAAGCCACCGCTCGATTGTTAACTGAAAATCTTGCAAAGAACGGCAAACGGAGTATTGAAAACCTAATCGTTCTACATCAGACTGAAACTTTTTCTGTGATGCGCTCTGCTTTCCTTTTTCGGTCTTAACCTCAACAAAAAGGATACTATTGAATGCTACAACAATGAGGTCAGAGAAGCCTGCCAACACACCCTCTCCTTTCATTATCTTTGCTTCAACAGCATTTCTCCGTCCACCATTGGGGATGGCAGCGATAATGTATGATGGATATTGCAAGCGAAACCAATTCACCATCTGTATCTGTATATGAGACTCTTCATGCCGAGGGGTTGCTCTTGACTTTCGAGCAGACTCCTTCTTTAAAAACTCATCGTACTTCATAATTAAAATAGTCTTGGTTCAATACTTAATAATACTTTTTCTTTCGCCCCTTTATAGAAATTATGTAACTACTCAGCACCCCTACTCCCCTCTATAAAGATGACATAATCTTTCATACGTTCTGCCCTCTTTCTTTAAGTATTCCTGTATATGTTTCAATCATAAATTCTAACCATCTTTTTTTAGAAAGATAATCAGTACAATTTATCTTTCGCTTACAGATATCAACATCGTTCTGAGCATTGAGGTATTTGTACAGATAGAAATATGAAATGATGCGACGTGTAGCTCTATCCTTGTCTATGTCATCACACAGCTTCGATAAATCATCGTTCCGCTTCATCAGTTCGGCATTATGCTGTGCGAGTTTATCGTTGATGCGGCTTTGCATCCAATACATTAATATTGCCCAAAGGGTACATAACAACATCAGCAACAAACATGCACTTAAATGTCTATTTATATATGCACATAGACAAAATGTTAGATACAACAGGAAAGTAATCATCCCTTTATACTTCAAATACCATTTCTTTGATTTATTTTTCATTTCTTTATTTCTTTTCTTGTATTACGCATTATTTCGGATTGACAAGTTTTGCAACGATACATGTAAGACTCAGAGAATTCGCTTATCGGCTTCTCGCAACCACATATCTCGCATTTACGTATGCCTTCAAATAAAGGCTGCTTTGTGATTGTTTTTAAAATTTCGTCTTGTATTTCCCATTCTTTGTCAGATTTCATCCATTGAAGGCAAGGTCTGTTCTCTGGCATTGTTAGGGCTGAAATAAGCCCTAACATTTCATCATACCCAAGATGGTTACTGTGTTTATTTCCTTGCCACACGTCGAAGCCGAAATTACCATCTCGCTTAATTATAATATCTTCCATAATTACAAATGTTTTTTTGCCTTTTCATAAAGACTTCTTATGTATTCATCAGAAATCATATCATCACAATTCAGGCCATACTTGAAAAATTGCTCTTTGGTCAAAGAACTAACATTGTATTTCCCTGCGATAAGAGAGATACCTCTGAGCGCACCAGTCTTTTTATACACGGAGATAATATCCCTTACATAGCTAACGAATTTATCTTCCTGCTTCATGTTTTTGTATTCACTGTCGTAGACAAGCCCATCGCCCTCTTTGGATATGATAACTTCATGTCCGATACCTACTGTGGCACAATAATCCTCGAGTTTATTGTAAGCTCCACAAAATACCCCTCTCAGAGAATCCAATATACTGCGTGCCTTCTGTAACTGATTATGCATCGTAGTAAACTGCTTGTTTCTTTTTTCTAAATCCGCTTTAAGCTGATTATATCTCGCTTCCCAGTTTTCTTTAGAAACAGCTTTCCCGTTCAAACCATTGAAGCGGTCGAGCATATTCTTATAAAGAACATCTTTTTCTTTGATTGTTTTTCTTAATTCAGAGTTCTCTTTTACAAGAGCATTGCATTCTGCCTTTTTACTATCGTAATTCTGTAGAATTATCCGAAGCTGCTCCTCTTTTGGTAAATCTTTATTTTTTTCCATATTTTAAGTTTTAAAGTGATTTTATCCGTTTCCAATACTCCTTTCCGTATGTATTGCCTTTTTGAAAGGAAAAATGTTTTTTGCTTTTGCGACTGATTATCGATGCAAGATAGATATGTTCTTTGTGACGATTCTTTAACCATTCGGCATCTTTATAAAGCTTCAATGTACGGCTTTTTCTTATTACCTGCCTCTCTGTTAATTGAAGAATCTCTGCTATCTCTATGTTTGTATGTGTCGGATATAACTCTATGAGTTTTTTGACCATCTCGTCTGTCCATGGAATATTTCGGCCGCTCTTCCTGTACCCACCCTTAGATGATATATACCGAACAGCGGAAAGATTAGCACCCTTAGAGGTGAGTCTTCTTCTGATTGTATCACATGACATTCCTGTTTCTTTGCTAATCTCAGGAATACTCATACCTTGCGCATACATAGAGAGAAGGTTGTCATCCAACGAGTGCGGATACACAACGCAGAACTTTCCATCATTTCTTTTCGGTTTTAGTCCCATACAACAGTTTTTAATGATTTGTCGTTATTGCGGTAATAGACCACACAATGACGATTTTCGTAGCGACCATTATTCTTCGATAACGCATTCCATAGTGCATTAAGACATATTCCGAGTTCTTCCTTATTGTGCTTAAGATAAATCTCTGGGCAAGTAAGAAAAACCTCCTCTTTTTTTGTCTTTTTGAGCTTAACAATAACTACTTTTTTAACCATTATTAGCCTCACTTTCTATCAGCTTTTGAGATTCTTTTATAAGCATATCTATAATCTTGGAATTAATCTGCTGATTCTTAATCATGTATGTACCGCCAACACAATGAATTTCAACCTCGTAGACGAGATTGTCTTTCCTAATCTTTCGGTACGCATTATTTATCTCAATCAGCTTTCTTAACTTTTCAGTTTTATCAATATTGTTCATTATATTCAGGTTTTAGCGGATGACATACCCTCTATGCCATCCGCAAGTTTGACTATAATTTATATACAAGAAGAATAGCGAGCGGAACACCTTTCGGAATAATAAGATTGCGAGTGCGTGAACCGAAGTTCGTTTGCTCTTGTATCATTGTCTCATCGTTGATAGAGAGCACGAGTCTTACCTCTTCTCCTTTCTTAACATATGTAGAAATTACACCAGAGTGCTGTAAACGATAATCGGTTTCCGTAGGGATACCTTGGAGAGCATTCTCTATGATAGGAGTAATTAGACCGCTATAACCATCTTTGAGCGTAATACCCGTCCTTACTAATAATCGTCCTTTACGGGCTTCAATATCGTTTGTGGCATAGATAATAAACGAATTATTGTTATCATAGATAGGCAACGGAACGATATCCCTTACTTCCAAAGGAATTTTATCTTCCTCAGACTCCTTAACTTGTCCGTTACTTTCCTGCTGAGCCGCATTTTCCTGGCTCTGCTTGGCGTTATTATTCTCTGTTGATAATTTATCGCCGTTCAGTCCTAAAGGCTGTTCTACGGCATTTTTTTTAGGTCTTGCCATGTTTTACTCCTCCTTTTTTTCTTCGTCAGACTTCTGTTCCTTCTCCTCCTTTGTCTTATGTTCGAATACATCGTACACGTTGGTTTTGCTGAGACCGATGATTTCATATTCTATCATGGTCTTTCCCATCACCTCATCAATGTTACTTATTGCTCGGTGCATTGACTTTGCCTGTACGAGATAAGTCACGTTGCTACGCTTCTCCTTATTTGACTTATCATCAAAGGAAATGAATTGCAATTTCGCCTTGTACCAGCAATCATCTTCATCCTTATCAGAGAAGAATATCTCTCTGTATGAAGCCTCTTGCATCGACTTAACCTTGAACTCGCCGCTGATATAAGCAGCCATTTCCTCTGTGATTGCGCTCTCACCTTCTGTGAAGGATAAGGCATCAATCGCATACTTTTCGGTTACAGACTTCTCTGAACCATCTTCTTGGGTCTTTTGGTAGCGGATTCCTACCTCAAACCAATTACTCGTTATACTACGCATATTCTAATAATCTAAAACTAATTTAAATCCATTATCTAATAACACCTTTACTCAGAATGGCAAATCATCCGAATTCTGCGTCTGAGCAAAAGGAGCATCGCAAGTCGTAGCCGCATTTTGAACCTCAAAGCTCGCTGGTCTCATGCCACCAAGAATAGGCATCGCCTTCTTTTCCTCGTCTGTCATTTTCTCACGAACCTCTTTTGGTAGCGACTGCTTAATCATATGAGTTTCATCATGCTTAGGGTTCTGCAGTGCCCAAGCGGTAAGGTCGAGATAAGCAGCCTTTGGACGATTGTTATCATCCGTGCTTACAAAGATATTATTCTCTTCAATAGGAATAACCAGACATCGAAGAACTTCGCCACGTCCTTGAATCTGCATGACACCAGCTCTTTTGAGCTTTAATAAATTTAATTTTGCGTTAAAATTATCCATAATTATTACTTTAAAAACAATTAGTTCCAAAGGAGGGAATCGAACCCTCGCCAACCTCTGCTTATTAAGGGCTGCTTATACAGAGTAAACTGTGCTAATCCTATTGTAGGATTGAATTTGATAAGAATAATTTGGTATCACTACCATACAACCCACGCACCCAGTGCGATTGGTTTTCTTTGGGAACCCCTACCGCTGTAGGATGCAACTGAATAACCGTTATAAATTTACGAACTTATGTAACTAAAAACACCTAAAAGAAAGAGCCGACACCTCACGGCGGCTTGATGGCTCTTGTTATCGACTTTTCTATATTCAATCTTATGTAGTTATGCGTTTGGAATCAATGTATTCTGAATGAAGCTACTCATTGCCAAGTTCTGCGAAAGAATCATTGGCTGGTCGAGCTGAGTTGACTTATACATATCGGTAGCCGCATTGTACAAATCCCAAGCGGTAACCACATTGCGCTCGTAGTAAGCAATCATCATTTTTTCGGTCAATCGACCAATCTGTGCCTGATTAAGAGGGATGACTTGAAGATTGCGAATGCCCTTGTATTTTGTCTCGGCAGCAACACGGAGCGAGGTCAGCATACCGATGATGGTAAACATCTCCTGTGCCTTAATCTCACGATTCTTCATACGCTCAATCATTTCATCATTGGCATCAATGATACCTCTTAGATTAGCGAGCCAATCATCAGCACGTTCAAGAAGTTCATCAAGCTTAAATGCCTGTCTTCCGCTATTAAGGTCTGAGTAGGTAGCACCATAGTGCTCAGCTCCTAAGAGCATTTGATTATGACAAATACAGCAGTTACGACCAATCCCCATCTGTATTCCTTTTTGATGAAAGGAGATTGAAAGATTGGTTGTAATCTCATCATTGCCCTCTCCTTTATCAAAGTCACGCAAGCGGATATTACAGAATACTCGGCGAAGGATATGAGCCTCTACAGCTCTATCACCCATCAAAGCTTCCTTCTCAGGCAAACGGGTAACACCTGGAGTATTGCGGTCTTTGTTATTCGCCGCAAAGAGGTCGTAAATCTCAGCCTTATAGCCGTATTTCTCACACAAGTCTTCCACCTTATGAATGAGGTCAAAATGATAGATGCCTTTCAAAGGCTTTCCGTACACATCATTCTCTTTCTCGGTGCGTTCAAGCTGGTCGATTGTCAGAATCTGTACCTTGGATGTCTCAAAATCCAAGAACTGATTCGTATTATCACTCTTCAACTCTGTCTGCTTTGCAACCGCTACCTCTGCTACTTTTGGCTGTGCCATCAAATTCATTGCCATTGTGTTCATTGTTGTATCTCCTTTTTTAAAAATGAATATATAAAAATAATAATTAATCTATATCGTCTACAACCTCCATGTGTTGTGTCTCTCCTAAAATTTCAACAAAGAATGATAATTTCTTTGTCTTGAAGAAAGCCCATTTCGGCATTATGCACACATTAAAATCTTCACTTACAGAATCCTCTTTAATGATTAGTTTTGATTTTGGAACAAAGATTTTTATCTCACCATTCTTGTCATCAAAATTAAATATCTGAGCATTATGCGATTGCTCATTCATTGCACTTTTGGGACAACGAAACTTAACAAATGTCGTTACTATCTCCATCTTATCTAAAAATTAATAATGTTATATACATTGCGAATACACAAAAGAGTGAAAGTAGAAATGCCTCACAAGCATCTTTAATCTCATTAACTCCCCAATTTAATGGGTTCATCATGTCTTTTTCTTTTTTCATTTTTGTATCTCCTATATTTAATTGCTGTTATTAATTTTTATGCCGCAAAATTAATAATAACTTTTCAGACAAACAAATTTTCATCACCAAATTAATATTAATTATTAGTTTTCTATTATCTTTTAAGAGATTTTAAAGCACTATATGAATAATTCTTTTTAATTTTGCGGCATGAAAAGGGAAGTACTATTTTCCAGCTAAGAAAGAACCATATACGCCCAATCAACACAAGTGAAAGGGTTTTATATACAAACCAAACGGAATGATTGATAGTACCTTTCATCTGTTTGGTTTTTGCTTTATATATAATAATGAAAAGAATAAGAATAGGAATAAATGAGGCTAAGTTTGCTCTGAGCGATAAGAATCGCTTGGATGCCTTCTGTTTGCTTCTAAAGATTAAGCTCTTATTCCGCTCATCTGACCTTAACCTTGTATCGTACAATCATTGCGCCAAGCTATTGCATATTGATAATAATAAGTTAAAGAGACTGCTTGAATATGGTTGCAAGATAGGGTATTTCCGTTTAGAAGAAAAGAATGGAAAAAAGAGATACGTTGCACGTATCATACATTCAAATGATGGATATAGTTATAAGCTTCGCAAGGATGATTTAACGAAGATGACATTTCCTGCCCTCAAAAACCTTTTGAGAAGGATTGTCATGGAGAACCAAGTTAGGGTGCAAGAGGATGTAATCAATACGCACAATAAGGGGACGAATGGGAGAAATGCGAAGATTATTCGTAAGGCTCTCAAACGTGAAAGTCGTATGTTGAGGAAGAAATTTTGCGATAACAAAGGTTTATCTTATGACAGAATAAAGAATGTTATCTTTGGCACGATGTACCAAGCGTTCAAAGTCACAAATCAGCTTGTAGGCAAAGGCATTATCAACAAGCGCACAAGAATCAAAGAAATAAGGTGCGATGCAAAGGCTTGTACAAATAATATGTCTATCAAGGATATTGGCGATTCTGTGATTGTAATAAGTGCAAAAAACAGAAACGCATTTTCTGTCGAATCAAATATCTATCGTATGCAGATGGACGATGCTATATCAATATCTCGTCATGGTACGAGAAGAAAGGAGGCGAAAATGTAGTTTATGTAAAATCAAAAACAATAAAATAAGGGATGAGAATTTTAATTAAATTTATTTCCTTATAGGGGCGACAGCCCAAGAAAAAAACAACTAACGGGCGCACGTATGCCCCACCCGATTATATAATAACACAGGAGATACAAAATGGAGAAAAAGAAAAATTGGCTCGATACTTACCTTACACCAGCAAAAGAACTTGTTGGATATGAATGCTACGTAAGTTGTGATTACGAAAAAAATTTTGCAGAAGGCAAATTTTCGGTTATCATCATTAAGAACGGAGAAGTTGTGATAAAAGAGAAAAATCACATCTATTGTGCTTCAAAAGCAGTCGTTATTGTAGAAGCGATACTGTTTATGATGCAAAAATGCAAAGATGCTGATATTATCACATTCCATTCGGAATATTTAAAAAATTACTTTTGGTTTTTAGATAAAGTAAGAAAGGCCAACAAAGTAACGGGTAGAGATTATCTAAGCCAATACAAAACTCTGAAAAAGGACACGGAAGTAATCTTTGACCTCACTACTTGGTTTAAGAGAAATGACTATGATAATGAGGTTGAAAAGATGTTAGGTGATAACTAAATTGTAAGAGATATTCAAATGAAAAATGAAACGAAGTTAAAGAAGTTGATGGGCTGGCTGGATAAGAATAATATCGAGTATAGATGCCCATCAAAAGAAATGAGCAAATACAAAAGAAAGAAACGCAGCGACCTCTTTATTCCTAAGTTTGTAATATCTGTAAGAATTGACGACGATTATACGCAGAAATGGTACAGGGCACATTATGACAGGAATCCAGTTGTAATTCGTGATACTGATACACCGAGATTTCTGATAGAAAAAATGCAAAACACCATCACAAGGGTTATGGTTAACCAGCAAAAGTATTACATGAGAGAACATGATAAAAAGAAAACAAAATCAAATAGATAGTAATTTATGGAAAAGCTTAGCTATAAGATAGAATTTGCTGATAACGGGGTTGTCGTAACGGATAATAACAAGGATTTCGTAAATGTTTACGAAGAGAACGAACATGGGGATTCTTCTGAATATACAAGAAGAGCTATCAGTGACTCTATAGCAGATACGATTGCTCATTTATTGCTTAATGGTTCTGATAGATTAAAACCAAAGGACATTTACAAAATCAAAATAGAGATAAGATGAATTTTTTAAAAAGCAAGAATTATGATAGAATCAATGAAGATACGTAAAGGGTTGGTTTTTACATTACCAATAGAACCAAATCAAGTGATTGGCGCAGCAAGCAGTGTAATAAAAATGTATATCTATAAAATTGGAGAAGGTCAATATGCGCTTATCAATATATATCCGCTTAGATTAAAAGTTGTCAATGTAGATAAATCTATTGTAGAATGCAATATTATAGAAGATGAATACAATGAACCATATTCAGAGAATATCCCTATCCAGTTTGAAGTGATTGCGAAAAATGGCACTATCGTTAGTGAAGAAAAAGCTGAAATGGTTAATCACCCCGACCACTATGCGTGGTTAAAGAAACTCTGCGACATAGAGCCGATTGATATTTGCCGACACCTTGACTTTAACTGTGGCTCAGCAGTAAAATATCTCTTGCGTAAGGGCAAGAAGGAAATGGACCTTTCAGAACGTGAACAGAGAATACAGGATTTGAGTAAGGCAATCTTCTACCTACAGGATGAGATTGATATGATGAAGAAAGGCAAATGAAATACTCGAAGGCTTTAATTAGGCAAATTCGCTGCGACCTCCTTTCACATACAACCGATGCGGAGAAGGCTGCGGCGAAAATATGCACTCAGTTAGGATATAAGGTAATACCACAGCAGCCGATAGTTACGGGCAGAAAGCTATACTTCGCTGATATATATCTGCCCGAGATAAAAACTATAGTAGAACTCGATGGTGGCTACCATTTTACTAAAGACCAAAAGCGCAAGGATGGTAACCGCTCTTCGGGTATATGGCGACTCGGGTATCATGTAGTGAGATTGAGCAATCACGATGCCAGGAATCAGAAGAAGGTTAAGGCAAAGATAGATATGATACTACGTAAGGCAAAGTAACCAAGAATATCGGTTATCTTGCCTTTTATTTTTGTTTCTTAATAACTATATATAAACTAAAAGAAAACCGCTTAGACCGCAAGAAAATCGCCTAAATTGCAATTGTTTACACAGCTATTAATAATTTCTATTCATTATTTATTAGAAATATTAATTTTGCAAGCAGAATCATTTTTAAGTATAACGTTTAAACAGAAAATTACTATGGCAATAAAAGACAAAGTGCTTACTTCTGCCAAAACATCATTTGCAAAGTATGGTTTGAAGAAGGACGAACTTTCAAAGCTGGTTGACCTGATTATTGCAAGTCGTGGTCTAACAGATGAGTCAAAGGACGAGGATGTAACGAGTGCTATCACGGCAGTTGAACCTTATGTTGGTATGATGCAATCATCATTCAATCGTGCGGTCAGCGAAACAACGAAGAAATTCGATGGTTGGATTGACCCTAACGACCCTAAAAATAAGCCTACTCCACCAGTTCCTCCTACACCTCCAGTACCTCCAACAGGACTTACACAAGAGCAAGTTCAGCAGATGATTGCCGAAGCGAGTGCAAATAGTCAGAAAGCTATTTCTGATGCCGTAGCACAAGCTATTGCTCCTTACAAGGAAAGAGAAGAAAAGGCACGTTTGACGAGCCTTTTGCAAGGCAACGAAAAACTGAAGGACATTCCTGAAGTATTCCGTACACGTTATCAGCTCGACAAGGAGGAAAATCTCGATGCTACAGTACAGAAGATTACTGACGAGTGGACTGCACTCAAGCAAGGACTCGTATCAAGTGGTCAGTACGTGGAAGCACCGAAAGCAACCTCTAAGGCAGATGAGCAGAATGATTTTATCAAGGCAATGCAAGGTTACTCTGAGCGAAATGCTCCGAAACCAGAGTAACTCTTACCGCCTTAAAGAAACATTTTGTCGAACCTTTTAAAAAAGAAAAAATGTCAAACAAAGGCTATTTTATGAAGAAAAGCAAGCCTACTGATATTAAGGAAGCAGTATGGCTTGAAGAGCAATGTCTTCGTCGTCAGGGTGGTTATAATCTTGACCAGTCCAATCTTCCTGTGTCACTCAAATGGTTACCAAAGGGTACTGTATTGAAGCTTACTTCTAACGGTGATGCTATTGCTGTTAAGACTGCAAAAGTAACAGAAAAGGCAGAGAAGGGTGCAACGACATTGAAGATTGCGAGCGGTTCTCTGTTCGCCATTAATGATAAGATTGCTGGTGCAACTATCTCTGCGATTACATCCGAAAGCGGCATTGATACCTTGACAGTTTCCGCACTCGCAAACGCTGTTGAAGCAAAGGCTGTTGTTTCAGATTATGATAAGACCAAGGATGTCCTTCTTGGCTTCTCATATGATACTCTGGACTTGGATAAGGATGCTTCTATTCCAGCAACTCCTACCTTACAGGTAATGGAAGTTGAGGAAGATTCGCTCCCATACCCTATCAATGAAGAGATTAAGTTAGGTATCAACGCTGTTGGTATCGCTTTGTTCAAAATTCAGTAACCTATAAAGTGGAGATTTAAAGATATGAATAGTATTTTGAAAAGTCTGCAAGACCCTCTGTCTTTTCAGACTTACATTGACGAAAACATGAAAACTTCCACTTACAAGGCTCTGTGGAAGAATGAAATCAAACAGGTTGATTTCTGTGCGGCCAAGTCTTATAACGAGAACCTGGCAGAGTATAACGCAGCGATGGTTGCATCTGTAGTTGCTAAAAATGCTGAACGTCCATTGCATCAGATGCCAGACTTCGGTCAGCTTACTGGTTCTATCGGGCGTATGGCCGACGAGTGGGAGCTTGATAATGACTACCTTGACCAATTGCATCTCTTGGAGGGTAAGTACAACGATATTAAGGGTCGTCATAATTATACGCAGGCGCAGCTCAATGCTGCATACGACCAGTTAATCTCGTACTCTTTCCGACCAATGGAAAAAGCTGTCATCGCTCCTCATAAGCGATTGGATATGCTTTATTTCGAGGGACTTTATAAGGGTACTCAGACCGTATCACGCACCAATAACAAGAAGGCGAATGTGTCTTACACTTTTAACCTTGGTACTACTCAAGTTAATGCTAATGTTAATTGGGGGGTTGAGAACGCATCTCCATTCAAGGATATTAAGTCTTTGAAAGATGAAACAAAGAAGAAGGGTCGTAAGATTCTAAAACTTCGCATGTCGGAAAATACATTCTATGCAATGTGTCAGGCTAAGGAGATTAAGGACACCTTCAAGCTGAACCTTGGCACGGTTCAGATTAACCCTGCTGTTCCTCTTATTACTGTTGAGCACATGAACACTTATCTGCGTTCTGTTCTGCTTCCACCTATTGTTATTGACGAAGACCAGTTCGTTACTCTCGCTGATGGTACAAGTGTAAACCTTATCCCAGACAACCGTGTTGTTGCTCAGTGTGCTGAAACTGTCGCCGTGATGAAAGAAGCAGAGGGATTGGAGGCTATCGACCCATTGCCTAACGTTTCTTATGCCAATCATGACGGAAACCTTGTTGGTTACTGGCGTGATAAAACTGGCTATCACATCACTACTGACATGTGGGCGCAGCCTGTCTTTAATGGTATCAAAGACTATTATATCCTGAAGGTAGGCGAGTAATCGCCTACTAATGGAGTTGAGTAATAAGTAGATAGAATTATCTTCTTCTCATATTGATATAGCAAGGAAAGTATGACAATTTCAGAATCCATAGCAAGCGAGATTCAGCCTTTTTCTACCTCAGATGAGACTTTGGAGAAGATGTTTATTGATGCTGCTGATAAGTTTAGCATCACGGCATCCGTGGCTGATGAATACTCTGTAGCGGTGAAGAAACCCGTAGCTTATGCGGCTATGCGTATCCTCTACAAGATGAACTCATTGTCAAGTGAGAATATCGGTGGTATCTCTCAGAGTTACAAGAACGATAAGAATCTCATTGATAAAATGATTAAATCTATTGCAAAGGATGCTGGATTGGATGCTGACCTTGTTATTGATAGTGATTCAGATGGTTTTTGGATTACGAGTGCCAAAGCTTGGTAAGGAGGTGATACGTGAACTTTGAAGATTCGCTTAAAATTGGTGCAAACGTCTACGATGTCGGTTATGCAGAAGTTGGAGGAAAGTATTATTCTCTGAATAACGACGGCACACTGAATCTTGCTGATAACGCAAACGAGGCATTGAAAGCAGGGTACGATGAAGAAGGAAATCCTCTGACTCCAGCGGCGTTTATCTTTATCGATTTCGGAAAGTGTGTTATCCTTCCTAACACCAAGGCGAGTATTATTACTTTAGCAGATGGACAAAAATATACATATGTGTACGAAATATACGCTCCGCTCAATAAAGCTAAATACCCACTCATCCCGAAAGAAGGAGACAAGGTGCATATAACGAAAAAAGATGGCACTATTGATAAGGAGATGGAGGTTAAAGGCTTTGTAACCTTGAAGAAACGCTATCTTAGAATTTGGCTCTGATAAGCGGCAATATGGCAAAGGTTGAATTACAAATCAAAGGTCGTGAAGCCTTACAGAAAAGGTTGAACGAAAAGAGGCAGCAGATTATCAGTTACCTCAATATGCGTTTGATGCAACTTGCAGAAGAAGCGGTTACCTACTCTAAAGATAATAAAGGCTATCAAGACCGAACTGCAAATTTGAAGAACTCTATTTCGTTTGCACTTTACCTTGACGGACAACTTGTTACCTCGGCAGTTGGCAAGATTCCAAAGGCAGAAGAAGCGGAAGGAGGACAGGAAGGTGTTAGTGCTGCACTCAGTGAGTATGCACAGAAAGAAGGTGTAGTAGCACCCAAAGGGTACTCTCTCATCATTGTAGCTGGCATGAACTACGGAAAACATGTAGAGGATAAAGGTTACAATGTCTTACACCTTACAAAGTATTTCCTTCGTGACGAAATGAAGAAGATTTTTGAAGAAGTAGCTGAAATGATTAAAAGCGATAGTTAGATATGATACTCGGAGATAAAGCGGTAACGGCATTATTCAAGTATCTCAATGATAATATTGAGAGTATAGGCATAAAGAAGGGTCGTATCTTTAAGTATGAGATACCCGAGAAGTTGGCTATTGGTGATTATATCGCCATCAATCATCTTCCTTTTGTCTATAGTGATGCCATTAATGAAGGTGTAGTGAATCTGAATATTCATTGCCCTAAAACATCATCTAACTTACCTAACACAAAGAAGCTTTCTGATTATTCAGAAAAGATTCTTTCTCTGTTTGGTGATGGCACTTATCTTGGTGGCTGCTACTTCGATTTCTATTCTATCTCTCGCCCGACTCGTGATGGTGATAACACTTATTACGTCAATATAAAATTTAATGTAACGTATAATAATTTAAAAGAATAAAACTATGGCAAAGAATGGTGTATATGGCTTGGAAAGCTTCAGTTTTGCCGATTGTGTCGAAAATGGCGGCTATCCTACAACATGGAGCGACAAAATTAAGGCTGTCGTTTCTGGTAGCTTGAGCTTCAATGACCAGGCAGCACAGACATCGGATGTAGAGGTTGAGGATTCGGAAGACCCTTACGCAGTACTGACCACATCAGCAGCAACAAAGGGCTTTACCTTGCAGACATACGATTTCTCAGAAGATAACTTTACCAAGCTTCTTGGTTATACAAAGGATGCTGGTGCTGCTGGTAAGGATGCTTGGCTGAATGAGCTTCCACAAGAAACCGAGATTTACAAGGCTGTACAGATTGTAACAAAGGATTTGGATGACATTCCTTCTCGTACCTTCCAGTGGTCTAAGATGAAACTCACAATCACTCGCAGTGGTTCTATCGGTAAGAGTGGACTTCCTAACCTTAATATTGAGTTCCGTCAGATGGCGGTATTCGATGCAAAGGGTGAGAAGAAGAGCGGTCATCGTAATATTCTTACCAAGGATATCAGCACTCCGCTTGGTAAGTAAAAATACTTAGTATCTAAGATTTTTATTTAGACAAAAGATTAAAATTAAACTTCAAAAGGCGGTGAGGTAAGGGAACTTTCCCAAGCCGCACCGCTTTTTATGTTATAAAACATATTTTGATATGAAAACATCAGACAAGGAAAAGGTAGCAAAGACACTTTCCGAGGCATCTGTAAAGATTAAGGTTGGTAAGTTTCGCTTTAAAGTGAAGCCACTTACCTTTATGCAGATTTATGAAATGGGTGTATTCGGTAACTCTATCAAAGAACCAACATGGAAGGAAGACGATAAGCTAAATATCATCCCTCTTCTATTTGAACACTCTGAGACAGCTCGTTTAATGAGCGAGATTTTCATCGTGTGCGCCTTTCGCAAGAAGTGGGCACGCAAAGTATGGGGGCGATATATACGCAATCACCTTGATATTATGGCATTCAATGAGCTTGTGAAGTTTATAAGTGGTTCTTTCAATACAAATTTTTTCTTAACCTCTATCACTTTCCTGACCCAAACGAAGATAATGACGGAGCCGAAAACGACTCCCCATGGTCAACAATCGGAGCAGTAATGAAGTACTTTCGTATGAGTTACGAGGAGGTCGTATTTAATCGCTCATACCTTAATATTATTCTGCTTAACCGCTCGATTCCGTCCTATAATACAAATATTAAGGATGAACCGAAAAGCGACAGCAGAAAGCAAAGAAAGCCGCAAAAAGAGTATCACAAGATAGATAAATCAATCTCTGCTAATGATTTCTTTATGGGCTTGATGTAATAATCACATAAATAGCAAACAATATGGCAGCAGCAGATGAAATACTTGGAATCAGCGGACAGATGGATATTTCCGATATTCAAGCATCACTTGATAAGCTTTGTGATGGTTTGAACCGTGTCGGCGTTGATACAGAAGCCTTATCTCAGAGAATGAATAAGGCACTTAACGATGTGGCGCAATCCGATGAAGACCTTGCGACAAAGACCACCAAGGCTATGCAGGTTCTTAAATCTGCTATGGATGAAGCTACGAAGGGGATTCAGTTAGTACCTGAAATGATTGATACCGCCAATAAACGAGTTGAAACCATTGAAGGTACTATCGGTAAACTTAACGAGCAGTTAGCTAAGACTGAAAAAGGCTCAGAGGCATTCGGTTCGCTTACCAAGCAAATTGATGCTCAAAAGCATTCTTTGGAATTGGCGAAAGGTGATGTAAAAGACCTTGTTGAATCTTATGATGGTGTAAGAAACTCTATTTCTCAGGTAAATGGTGCGTATCAAGCATTAAGTGCTTTCTCCGTTGCAAGCACAAGCGCAAATGGTGTTCAATCCGCAACGAATATTGCTGTAGGGGCTACGGCTACAACGGCAGCAACCGCCACATCAGCAGAAGCAGCAGCGCACGTGGCTAATGCCGAGGCAGCAACACACAATGCCGAAGCCGAGAATCAGAATGTAGAAGCAACCAAACATCTGACAGAAGCCTTGCAGCAGTATATTTCCGTTGCTTCTGGTCGTGCTGAGATTGAGCGAATGCAATCAGAGAGCGCAAAGGAGCTGAAAGCGGATATGAAGTTGTACGAGAAGACTATTGAAGATATTCAGAATAAACTTGGCACAACTGACTTTGCTAAAAATATTGAGGAAGCAACAAAGAAGATTGAGGTACAGAAATCAAAGATTGAGGGTTATAAAAATGCTATCAACAATCTTTCTGTTGCGGATAACGAAACGGGAAATGGTGCTAACTACTACAATAAGCTTATAGAGAAAGCACAGACAAATATTGATGCTCTTCAATCGAAAATCAATGATTGGCAAACAGAACAACAGCGACTTAATGCAGACCTTCAGCAATACAGTGCTCTTCTCGAAGCTGCGAATAAGATTCAAGGTGGTTCAACCATCGTTCAATCTGATACAACCTCAACAGTAAAAATCAACGTTGAGGACACATCATTATCAGAACTTACTTCTAAGCTTGATGAGAGTAAGCAGAAATTGCAAGATTTGGAAGCAGAAGCTTCTAAGATGGATGGCAAGTCGCTTGGGGATAAGCAGAAAGAAGATTTGCAGAAACTACAGTCTGAGATTGAAAAGACAAAGAATAATATATCTGTATTGCAAGAGGCTATCCGTGAGAAGAACGAAGAGACTTTTATCGGTAGATTGCGCAATCAGATTTCCGATTTCGGGCAGAAGATTTCCGATTTCGGACATAGCATAAAAGATAAAATCTCTCAACCTATTGATGAGCTGAAAGCAAAAGTAAGCGGTTCTTCTGTCGGTCAGCGTTTTAGTGAAGAGTTCGCACAAGCAAAGTCTGGTCTAAACAACTTTAAAGACGGAATCATTAATGTAATGACTGCCAATGGTAAGTTACAAAGTGAGATTGGTAAAGTCGGCGAAGCTTTCAAGGCTCTTGGTATTCCCGTAACGGGGTCTCTTACTGCCATCAAGTCTGTAACAAAGGCTCTATGGGGAATGTGTGCAACTCCTGTGGGTGCGGTGATTGCTGCTATCGCTCTTGCTTTCAAGGCGGTGCATACATGGATGACTAAATCCGCAGAGGGTCAGAAGGTCTATACAAAGCTGATGGCTTACTTTGGTTCTCTTGCTAAGTCTATCACTGATATTGTGATTATCTTTGGAGAGTACTTGTACAAGTGCTTCACTAAGCCAAACGGTCCTCTTCGTGACTTCGGTAATAACTTCGTGAAGACGTTTAAAACCGCCGTAAAAGCTGCGGTGAACCTTATTGGTGGTCTTGGAACTACCATTAAAGGTGTATTAAATATGGACTGGGACACCTTTACTGCTGGTCTCAAAAAGACTTGGGATGGAATTAAAGGTGCTGGCGAAACTGTCATTGATGTATTCAAGACGGGAGTATCTGGGGCGATTGGTGCGGTTAAAACTGCTTATGATGCTTTTACTAATGATGATTTATCAAAGAAGTTGGGAGCGGCATTCAATGGAATGCTATCAAAGGCAGAGCAAGCGGCTTCTCTTGCAGGTAAGATTCAAGAAGCACAGATTGCTATCAATAAGAATAAAGAAACTCAGCTCAAACTTGACGGAAAAATTGCCGAGGTAAGAAATAAGATATATACCTTGCAAGGAAAGGAGAAAATTGCAGCCATTGAGGAGGCAAAGGCTCTTGTTAAGCAGAAATACGATTTTCAGATAAAGCAGCAGCAACAACTCGTTGAGCTACATGAGAAGCAAGCTAAATTGCATACTCAATCTTTGAAGGATATTGCCGCAGAGCGTGAACTTAGAATGCAGGTTCTTAGAACGCAAGTTCAGCAGAATAGCGAACAGAGAATGCTCATCAGACAAGAGGAAGCAGCAAAACGTTCTCTCGCAAATAAAAGTAAGACCGATGCAAAGAAGGATACTACTCAGCAAAAGCAGATTAATACAGCAGAGGGGAAGCTTGATGATGTTATCTATAAGAATGCTTATGAAAGAGCAAAAGCTTGGCAATCTTTGGAACAGGAGGTAACCGATGCAAAGATTAAGGCGATGAAAGAAGGCGAAGAGAAGGTCATTGCCGAGCGCAAAAGAGAGCTATCCAAAGAGATTGAGCAGATTGAAGAACGAAAGAATGCAGCTATCAAGGCAGAGCGTGATAGACAGAAAGCTGAATTTGACGCACAGCAGTCTGTTATCAAGGCAAAGGGTGGTAAGGCTGAGACTTGGGATGATAAGAAACATCTTGATTCAAAGAATATTAAGAAGATTACCGAGCAGTACACCATCATTGAGCAAAAGACTGTAGAATCATATAATAATGAGATTTATGCCGATGAATTAAAATCATATCGTGAATACTTAAAGGAGTATGGCAACCTCGAACAACAAAAGCTCGCCATCGTTGAGGAATATAACGAGAAAATCAAAGAAGCAAGGGCAAAGGGTAATATTTTCGAGGAAGCAAAGTTGAAAACTGACCTTGAAGAGCAGCTAAAGAAGCTCAACTTTAATGATTTCAAGGATTCTATCAACTGGGATTCTATTTTCTCTGATATGGGAAGATTGAGTAAATCTTATCTCGAAGACCTAAGAAAAAAGCTCAAAGACCTTCTCGGTTCAGGTACTCTTGATATTGATGATATGAAGGTTGTGTCTGAACAGATTGGTAAGATTGATGATGCAATTTCAGAGCAAACCGATAAATGGGGTTGGTCTAACGAGAAGGTGCGTGAATATAATCGACTCTTACAAGAGGCTGCTGACGCACAAGAGCGATTAAGAAAAGCTACAGTAGAGCAATATAATGCACAAGAGCAGATGTCTTCTGCGAAAATTGCTATACAGAAAGTCTTTGCGGAGACGGGGGTATATGTAGATACTGATAAGATAACCTCTCAGAATAAAAGCACACTCTTCAATGAGAATAAGATGAACCTCAGTAATGGACAGCTTGAAAAATTAAAGAAACTCTTTGATGAGCTCGCTGTTTCTGAGGTGAAAGTCGGAAAGGCAACAAAGGACGTAAAGAAGGCACAGGAGGATGCAAATATATCACAAGATAAGGCAAGAAAGTCAATTAAAGAGATTGCTAATGAATGGGCAGAAAGTATCGGTAACGTTGCTAAGAAGCTACAAGAAGCAAGTGAATTGATTGATGTTCTCGGTTTCGGTGATTCAGACCTTGGAAAGAAGCTTAAAAGTGGTGCAGATGCCTTCAATAAGGGTTCGCAAGCGGCATCAGACTTTGCTACGGGTAACTATATCGGGGCAGCTATTAACGGTGTAGGGGCTATCAAATCGCTTGGTAGTGCTCTTGGTATCGGTAATGGAAGTAATGCGAAGGAGGTTGCGGAGACTACCAATCGCCTTACAGAATCCAACGAGCGATTGCGATACTCTATTGAGCAATTGAAGAGTTCGATTGATAAGACTTCGGGAATGAGTGCCGTTAGCAATTATCAGAAAGCCTATGATGCACAGAAGCAAATCAATAAGCAGAGTATGGAAATTCTTCAAACGCAGATGGGTTACCATGGCTCGCATCACTCTAACGCTTATTATTGGAATCTGTCGGCGCAGGACTATGCGGCTATCAATCGTACGTTGGCACAGCAATCAGCGGTCAGAGGTGGTTATGTTAATTCTACGATAAACAAGGTAAGTTCTTTGGAGGATATTTACAAGCTCACTCCAGAGCAGATGAAGGATATTCGCACATACAACCAAGATGTATGGAAGAATATGACCGACCAAGGTAAATATGATAAAACCGAATATTGGGAGAATTATACCGACCTTGCCGAGAAGCTTGAAGAGCTGACTGATAAAATCAATCAGAATCTTACGCAGACAACCTTCGATTCATTAAAGGACAACTTTATCAGCAATCTTATGAATATGAGTAAATCGGCGCAAGATTTCGCAAATGATTTCACAACGATGCTCAATAAGTCTATGCTTAACTTTGCTTTGGGAGACCTTATGAATAAAAAGCTTAAACCTCTTTATGAAAGCTGGGCAAACAAGATGAAGGAGAATGGAGGAAGGAAGCTCACGCCAACCGAATTGAATGATTTTAAAGAAGATTATGACAAGATAGTTCAAGAGGGTTTGACCATTCGTGATGATATTGCTGCAATGACGGGATATAAGGAAGCGCAATCTCAGCAGACAGCAACAGGTAAGGCTATTGAGGCTATCACCGCAGACCAAGCAAGCAGCCTTATCGGTATCTCTTATGCTATGCAGATTGCCCAAGAGCAAGGTAATGAAGTTCGAAAGGCTATCGCCGTTGATATTTCTTTTTTGCGCATCTATACTGAGCAGATATATAATAATATCTCAGAAATGCGAGATATTCAGTATCAGGGGTTGGAGCAGTTGGAAGCAATTAATAAGAATACTGCACCTATTATATTGATACGTGAGGACATCGCAAGCATGTATAAATTAATGAAGGAAAGGTATTAGAA